ATTGCAGCTACAGCAACGGTTACAGTGGTTACTGTTGGAACACCAGTCTTTGGTACAGCAGGCATAAGTGGCACAGGAACATTTACTGCAGTATCCTCTGGTCAGATTATTAGTGGTAATGGCTCAATAAGTGGAACAGCATTACTAGAGGCAGTCACAGCAGGTCAATTAGTTACCAGTAGTGCTTCGGTAAACGGAACGGCTACAGTAACAGCAATCTCTAGTGGTCAGTTAGTATTTGGTGTAGGTAGTGTATCTGGAGCAGCAACCCTTACAGCATTAGGCAGTGAATTATTTTTAGGCAGTGCATCTGTATTAGGCGCTGGTACTCTATCAGCTACCCCATCAGCCATAAGAGATGGCATAGGTTCATTTTCAGCAACAGCAATATTAACTGCTGATGGACATATTCAGGGTAATAATTGGACAACCGTTGCAGTCGGAACTAACACATGGACAACAGAAACAGCAGGAACAAATACTTGGACAACTGTCCCCACAGGAACTAACACATGGTTAAGGAAAGGATAAATTATGAGCAGAACTAAAGTAAGTGAATGGTCAGCAACCGCTGCATCAAATACTGATATAAATGGTATCAATATAAATGAAGGATGTCCGCCCTCGACACTGAATAATATGGGCAGAGAGCTCATGTCGCAAGTTAAGAAATTTCAGGATGGCTCTAGTCTTGACAGCTTAACTAATGCTGGCACATTAACTTCTTCAGGAACACTTGCAGTTACAGGTAATCTTACATTTGATGGTGCAGCAGGGACAGCAGGGCAATTTTTAACATCTGCTGGAAGTGGAGCAACCCCAACATGGGGAACTACCTTTGTTGCTGGTATGATTATGTTATGGTCTGGGTCTACAGCCTCTATTCCTGCTGGATGGTTATTATGTAATGGAACAAGCTCAACACCCGACTTACGAGATAGATTTGTTGTAGGAGCAGGCTCTACTTATGCAGTAGATGCTACAGGAGGAAGTGCAAATGCTGTTGTAGTAAGCCATACACATACAGCTACAGTTACAGACCCTGGACATACCCACCCATATACAAGAACAAGCTTCACTATTAATGCAGATAATTCTGGTAGTAGGGCTGGTAATTCTACAACCGTTAATACAAGTTCTGCAACAACAGGAATTACGGTAGCTAATAGCACTACAGGCGTAAGTGGAACTAATGCTAACTTACCTCCATACTATGCTCTTTGTTATATCCAAAAAACATAAAAATGAAAATATGTTCTAAATGCAATATTGAAAAGCCAAAAACTGAATTTTATAAAGAAAATAGAAGTAAGCAAGGAGTTCAGTCAATGTGCAAATTATGTTTTAAAAAATGGCAGCAATCTAATCAAGGTAAAATATCAGCAAGAAAAGCTCATTTATCACAAAAATATAATATTAGCTTGCAAGACTATGATGATTTATTATTAATGCAAAATCATTGTTGTGAAATATGTGGCGAAAATGTAGAAAATTGTGAAAAAGGTTCAGGAAACCGTTTAGCTGTTGACCATTGTCATAATACAAATAAAGTTCGTGGATTATTATGTTCGGCTTGTAATATTTTATTAGGCAAAGCAAAAGATAATATTTCAATATTGCAATCAGCAATTAACTATTTAACAATAAAGAGATAATATGCCAACAAAAAGATTACAATTTACAGATTGGTTGCCTGACCAACCATCTAACGCTGGCTCTATTATTGATGCTAAAAATGTCTATCCAGTATCTGTTGGATATGCTCCATTCACTAGTGCTGAAAATTATTCTGGTGCTGCTAGTGAAAACTTAAACTCGGTATTCGTTGCCAGATACGGTGATGATGTTGCGGTATTTGCTGGTGGAGCAACTAAACTATTTCAACTGAATAATACCACTCTCGCTTTAGCAGATGTATCTAAAGCTGGCGGATATGGTGGAACTGGTATATGGAAATTTGACAATTTGGTAAAGTAGTATTAGCAACTAATAACTCTGAAAAAGATACAGGCATGGACTATAGGTGTATCAACCGTATTTGCAGATGTTGCTGCTGCTGCTCCTATAGCTAAAGACATTGCTATTGTCAGGGATTTTGTATTCGCAGGAAATCTTGCAGGTGGTACAGATACTAACAAGGTGCAATGGTCAGATATTAACGATGAAACAGATTGGACTAGCGGTACTACTTCTCAATCAGATTATCAAATTATAGCCGATGGCGGAAACGTACAAGCTATTACAGGCGGTGAGTTTGGGTTAGTATTCTTACAAAGGGCTGTATTACGAGCTTCCTATGTAGGCTCACCCTTATTCTTCCAGTTTGATACTATATCAAGAGGGCTAGGCTGTTTAGAAGGCAATTCAGTGGCACAGTATGGCTCTGTAAGCTTCTTTCTCTCTGATGATGGATGGTATTCAACAGACGGACAAACTATCACTCCTATAGGCTTGGAGAAAGTAGATAGGTGGTTTTTTGATGATGTCCTTCTAGCAAGTATTAATACTATGAGTGTTGCTGTTGACCCTATTAAAAATTTAGTGGTATGGAACTATGCTAACAATTCAGGTACAAGAAGTTTACTTATCTATAACTGGCAACTCCAGAAATGGACAAGAGGAAGCACTGTTTCAGATGTTGTGGGAACTATCGCAACTACAGGAACAACACTAGAAGGCATTACTAGCGAATCTGATGTAGCAGCAACAGCAACAGTTTCTGGTAAATCTTATACTATTGTTACGCTTAATGACGGTATTGGCGGTGCAACAACCGACTTTACTCTTATCGGTGCAACAGCAAATACTGTAGGTTTAACCTTTACTGCAACAGGCGCAGGTGCTGGAACAGGAACAGCTACCGATATGGTAGCAGCAGCCACAGCAAGTACAACACTAGAAACATTAGTTGCCTCACTAGACTCAAGACTGTTTGTTGGTGGTAAGATTTTATTTTCTGGAGTCATCACTGATAAGATTGCCATTTTTACTGGCTTACCAATATCACCAGAGATTGTTACTACTGATGTTGAGGTGGGTTATAACAGCGTTGTAACATTAGCCAGACCACAGATAGATAATGGTAGTGCAGATGTTGCAGTTGCTAGTCGTAGAGAATTAAATGATGTCGTTATATTTAGTGATGATGTTACTACTACATCAGAAGGCAGGGCTAACTTAAGAAGTTATGGCAGATACCATAGAATATCTGTAAAACCTACTGGTAACTGGACAACAGCTATGGCGGTAGATGTAGACTTTAAACCCCAAGGAAATAGGTAATGTTCAGAACTTTACCGTATCAGGGTGGTGAGCCTAGAAATGTATCTGAAGTAGTTAATAACGCAATGAACGGAAAGACTAATAACGTGGGTACAGTAACACTAACAGCCTCTACAACTACCACAACCATTACCGATGAAAGACTAGGTTTTGATAGCGTGATTTTATTATCACCGCTTACGGCAAATGCTGCAGCACAGACACCTTATGTTTCTACTAAAGCAAAGGGTAGTGCGGTGATTACACATACCAGCGTTGTATCTACAGACCTAGATTTTGATTATATTATCGTAGGATAAGTGATAAAATATAGCTTTACCTTGCAGACATAAATTATGAAACTATATATTGTACCAACTAATCATGTGCAGCAATATTGGCATCTAGCTGAACCATTACTACAAAGAGCTTTAGACAAAGGTAATGATGAATTTACTGCTGACACACTAAAACTAACCGTAGCACAAGGGCAACAACAATTACTTCTCTTAATGAAAGAGGATGAATGCTATTGTGCCTTAACAGTTCAATGGGTGATGTATCCCAATGCACGAATTGCTTACATTACTTATATCGGCACTAAAAAAGAACGAGGTGCTATTACGAAACAAGGGTTTGAACAATTTAAAGATTGGGTCAAGCATAATGGTGGTACTGCAATACAGGGTGCTACTAAATTTGAAAGTATAGCTAGGTTATGGAATAGGCTATACGGCTACGAAAAGAAATATACACTTATGGAGCTTAAACTATGAAATTCTTACCAACCACTTTTAAAATTTGGTTACTAAAACGACTCTACAAAGATATTGCATCTTTAGGAAGTGGTGGAGATACTGAACTTGCACATATAAATAAATGGGAATCCAATTTACTGGTAGCTCATGGCGGTTCTGGTACTCTCAATGCTGTAACTGGATTAAGAGAATATAAAGGTGGGGGTGGTGGAGGTACGTCTGAAACCAAACAATCTATTGACCCAGCCATTCTTCCTTATATTACCTATGGACTAGATGAGGCTAAAACACTCTACAATACTCCTGGACCAGAATATTACCCAGGACAAACCTATGTAGACCCTTCAGCACAAACAACCGCTGCGTTAGAAGCTGGGCAAACAAGGGCATTAGGCGGGAATCCATTGCTACCAGCAGCTCAAGCTCAACAATTAGGCTCTATACAAGGTGACTATCTATCAGCAGGAAATCCTTATTTTTCAGGCATGATGTCAGCTGCAGCTAAACCTATTGTATCAGAGTTCAATACGGCTATTAGAGATATAGGCTCAAGAACATCTGCTGCAGGCAGGTATGGTTCTGGAGCTATGGGTGAATTAGAATCTAAAGCAACAGATAACCTAGCACAAGCTTTATCACAAAGGGGTGCAGAGCTTGCTTATAATAATTATGGTCAGGAAAGAGGATATCAAAACCAAGCAGTCGCTGGAGCTCCACAATTAGCTATGGCTGATTATCAAGACATCAACCAATTAGGCAAGATAGGTCAAACTGCTGAACAGTATCAGAAAGACGCTTTAAATGCAGATATCTCACGATACGAATACGGTCAAAATGCTCCACAAGCTAAACTTGAAAGTTATCTTTCAGGAGTTTATGGTGCACCAACCCCTATAAACCAAACAGCAACACAATCAGGAGGTGGTAAATAATGGCTACTGGAATGATGATTGGGGCAGGTATTGGTGCATTAGGTGCAAAGTTGCAAGGTGGAAACATGTTACAAGGTGCCTTAATGGGCGGTGCTATGGGTGGTATAGGCGGTGCTATGGGAGCAGGAACCTCTGGTCTTACCTCTGCTACTACTGCAACAAACTCATTAGGCGGCGGGGCTTCCCTTTTAGGTGGAGGTGGTAGTGCTATAGGTTCAGCTGTTAATTCAGGAACTACGAGTTTATTAGGTAGTACAACAGGCAATATGATACCCGCTTATGACATGGGTATGAATGGTGTAACAGCTAATCTAGGCGGATTTACAGCTATTCCTGAAGCCTCTCAAGTTGTTAGTAATAGCTATGTTCCTTTTGCCAATGATTATGGCACAACCATGGATGGAATGAAGGGTATTGGTCCAGACTTTTCATCACAACAAACATTTTTAGATACCTCCACTACCCCAAGTCAAGCTAA